CCCTCAACTGATGCCGTGCGGCCACGCCAATCGATTTGTGCCTCTTTGCTGGCCATGCCTCTGTATGTTTTATATCCAGTGTCTTGGCCGGGCATGCCTAAATAGACAATCTCGCCGGGCGTTTGAGTGGTGCCCGCGAGCATAGAGCCCACCATAATGAAGTCTGCGCCGGCTGCCAAAGCTTTAACAGCATCTCCGCTGTTTCTGATACCTCCATCGGCAATGATCTTAATATCTCGCTCGGTCTTTGAACATTGCAATATCGTTTCGAAGCCCGGTACACCATGGCCAGTTTGTATTCGCGTCGAACAAATAGAGCCACCACCAATATTGCAACGAGCAGAATCTGCTCCCCAATCGGACAAGGCATTGATGCCCTCTAAAGTCGCGACATTGCCGGCCATAATATGCACCTCGGAGCCGCACTTGTCACGTATGGATTTTATAGCTCTTTCCATCAAAATATGATGACCATGAGCAACGTCAACGCATATAACCTGTGCGCCCATCTTGTGGGCTATTTGCGCGCGCTGTAGATAGTCGCCCGTAACGCCCACTGCAGCTGCGACAATTGCGCCGGGGCTTGTTTCGCAAGTATCGGCGATAGAGCGGCCTTGTTCTGCAACGCTATTGTAGCGATGAATCACTGCCATGCCGCCGGCCTTGGCCATCGCCGAAGCCATTACGGGACCACTGATTGTGTCCATAGGGCTTGCAATAACTGGCAGGGTGAGCGTGAGCTTTTCATCTAACTGGCTACTAATGTTAATTTCTGTGCGGCTAATGATATCTGAATACTGCGGTTCAAGTAAAACATCATCGTAACACAGTGCTTCCTTATTTTTCATTTTGTATTTCCTCCAAAAGGTTTAATTCTTCTATAAGTTGTCTGGCTTTGTCCCAGCAGGTGGGACAATACAAGTTGACACTCTCTCTATCGTTCCTTACAACAACGTTCCACTCCATGACCATTTGCTTGTCTTTCTTGTCAAAGGGCTTGTTACAGGTCATGCAGTTTTCAGGTAATTTGCCAAAGAGGGCAACCTTTTCTGCCATTTCTTTCTCTTTGTTGCTGCCCTTTTTTTGGAGCTTTGACATTGCTCTACGTTGCTTCCGATTCACGATTT